AACCCGTAGCTTCACTAATTCTATTTCTTTTCATATACTTACTATAAATATATCGTTAATACATTATGGAACAAGAAAAACAACCAATTGCTTACCTATTTGAAGATGTTGCAATATACAAACCTGAGGATATTGAAAATCTAATTGATAACTTGTCAGAAGAACAGGCAAAATTCATGTTAATTAGGGCGGTTCAAATGGGATTTAAGAATGGGTTATATTCGTTAACCGAATCTGAAATTGTTTCTAAATCACTTAGAATGTTAAAATAAAAAGGGGTCTCACGGAACCCCCTTTTTATTTATTATAATTTGTTACCACAAGACGGACAAAATTTATATTTTGATTTTGTCTTGATACCACATTCGGTACAGTAATGTTTAATATCCTCTGTGGTGACATTTTTATTACCTAATGGTAATATTTTAAATCTTATAGAGTTAGATACCAAAAAATTAAAAGTTTGATTTGATGAATTGGTAAATTGTTGATTTGATTTTTCACCTTTTTCAACCCTACCTGTTTCAATAGATTTTTTAGATTTAACACTTCTGATGTTTGGAACTTCAAATGTGTTTGTTTCTCCAACAACTGATGATGTATTAGTAAAATATGCGTTTGATGAGTTATTGGTAAAAGTTATATCACCATAATATGGAGAACCTGTGTTAATGTGTGACCAACCAGTATTCCAATTTCCACCTGAAAGGTGAGGGTAAATCCTAACTTCCTGTTCATCATAGAACTCAACCATTACATCTCCATTTAAGTCAATTGCATCACGATTCTCGGACGTATCTTTAACTTCATAGGTACTGAACTCAAACTTGTTATTTGAGTCAAGGAAACGTTCTAAAAACACCCTTTGACCTGGTCGTAAAATAATACCACTCGTGGAGATATACTGACCATTCAGTTTGATTTTACAAAGAACCGATGTTTGTTTTGGATTATGAATTTCGAATTCGAAATTATCTTTGTCGTTAAGGAATACGACATTACCATTGTAGATTTTTAAACGCGACTTTTTCTTTGTGATGTGAGCAGTCGGCTTGCTCACGATAGTTGTTGTGTAATTCATTTTTTTTTAATTTTAAAATAGTTAATGACTATGTTACCAATACCTTTGTGTCCGTGAACACTCAACAGCTTTTGAGGGCTGGGGACTGATAATCTAAAATCTAATAATAAATATAAACTGTTTAATTTTTCTGTAAATAAAAAAAGGAGACAATTTCTTGTCTCCTTTTTGGTATCTAAATAAGATATTGATTATCTCAATTCTCTTAAGTCGAATGTACGTACACCATCAACCGTGATACGTCCGTAGAAACGGTTATTAACCATTTTCTTAGCGTATCTCGTCATTATACCTTTGATAGGTGTAAAGTTGAATGGATTGTACATTGTAGGTGTTAATTGTAGAGGTACATACGGTGCGTAGATGTAACCTGTGTCAAGTAAAGACGTACCTTTGTGACCCAACAACACTTGGTTTGGTGGGAAGTAAGGGTCTCTATACACTTGGTAACGACCAGCTAATGTACCAACTCTTTCAATACCCATGTTGTATTGGTCTTGCTCAGGAGCCGCGTTTGATACGTGGAAGTATTCCAAGTCATCAAAGATAGCACTGATTTCAGAAGAAACAACAATCCAGTTAGCTCCACCTCTTAAGGTAGATTTGTGGATTTGAGCCGAAATTTGGTTGATAGCGGTAATCAATGTTTGATTCCAGTCTTTTTGAGTGTAAGGAACTGCACTTGAACCAAGACGTTTCCAACCATTGTAATCCCAACGTAAGTTCCAAGCTGCACCTTTACGTAAATCTCTTAAGATTTCACGGTCGATTTCAGCCGCAACTTGCTCAGATAATAAAGCTGTTAATTCAGCTTCAGCATCGATGTTGTGGAACGCTGCAACGTCTTGTGCCATTTCTGGAGACCATTGAGCTCTTAATTTTCTTTCTGTTACAGAAACTGTAACTGACATAAGGTCGAAAGATACCTCACCAATTCTATCTTCAAATTCTAAGTTTTTGTAGATTCTGTAAGTTGCAGTAAATGCATTGTCAGAAGCAGTTGAAGAAGAGAATGTTGAACCTGTGTAACCGTCCATAGAACCACCACAAGTAATACAAACTGGTACCTGTAAATCAACTTCTAAGTAGATTTTACCTTCAGCATCACACATGTTGTCATATTGACCACCATCAGTTTTACTGTTAGGGAATACTAACGTAGAGTTGTTATTACCATATTGTACAATACCTTTACCATATCTTTGAGTTACAACTCTAAATAAGTAAGGGTTAGTTGTGTTTCCTGAAGTGTAGTTATTACCTGCAACACCATAGATAGTTAAATCAGATAAGAACGCTTCGTTGTCCATTGGTTGACCATCAGGACCGATTAATTTACCAGCACCATCAGCCGCAAAACCTGACATAACAATAAGAACTTTTCTGTAGTTGTCAGTACTATAACCTGTTGGAACTAATTGGTCTGCTAACCAAGATACAGTTACAACTGGAGCTGTGATTGCAGAATATTGTCCTTTAGAATAGTCGAATAAACCTGGTGGGTCTAACGCTGGTTCGTTACCTTCGTAGAATCTATCGTAAAGGTCTTTAGTGTTGTTGTAGTCATAACCACTGTTTGGTGTTTGGTCAGCCGCAGCGTTTGGTGAACCATAAGGTGCGTAGTGAATACCTGTAGTAGCTAAGTTAGCTGGGTCAGTGTAAGCCTGAATGTTAGGTACAAAGTAAAATAATTTACCGATAGGTAAGTTCATTGCTTGTACTGATACGATGTCATTCGCTAATAATTTAGAGAATACACGTCTTACAATTGGGAAAACAACTGTTTCAAATGCACCTGTGTCAGATGTAGATGATGCTTCGTTAATTAAGAACGATGCTTGGTTTTCGTATAATTGTGCTACGTTTTCTCTCATGTGACCTTTAAGACCTTCTAAAAAGCCTAATTTGTCCCATTTGTTGATTGTGTCTTCTTTGATAACTTTAAGGTGTTTTAACCCGATGTTACCTACAAGACCTGATTCTAATAATGCTCCCATTTTAGTATTTGTTTTGTTTTTAAGTTTATTTTATTTTTATTTTTTTAACCTAATTTACCCATTAAGTCCTTCATTCTTAAGAATTGAGGATTTTCATAAGTTTTTGATTCAATTAGAGTTGTTGATGAACCTGTAGAAACTGATTTGTTTAGTTTTGTTGCTACCGATTCGTTAATTGATTTTGTATCCACAGTATTTAATTCGTCTTTGATTGACTTATAAAGATTTTTAGATTCTTTTAAAGTTTCAACATCATCGAATCTTCTTAGGATGTTTATTTTTTCTTTTTTAGTGGTTGAGTGTTCTGTGAACAATCTTGTTGCGTAAGCTAAGTTTGAATTAAAGATTGCAACTTCGTTAAGTTTTTCTCTAAACACATTCAACGCTTTTCTGTACTCTTCATTCTTTTCTCTCAACATTCTAACTTCTTCTGAAGTAGTTGATTCAACTTTAACACCATTTTTACCATAAACATAGTTTCTGTTATTTGTGATGCCTTTTCTTAATCCTCTACCTTCTTTGGAACCCATTCCGTATGTTCTAGCTGCTTCTTTTGTTTCAGTTTTTTCAAAAGCCTCTTTTCCTTTAGAATTTGTCATACCTTTTTTAGTTGTGTAATCTTCTTCACCTTTATGTGTTTTAGATTTATCACCTCTATTCATTCCGTAATCACCTTCTTTAGTTTCTGCTTTAACAACTTTGGATTTACCTCCCATATTTTCACCTTTCTTGTATTCGAATTTTGCTTTACCAGTACCAACTGATTTAGGACCTACTTTTTTCTTTTCATCAAATCCGCCTTTAGCTTTATCTTTGTAAGAAAATTTAGGACCTGAGCCCATTCCAACACCTTTAGGTTTGTAAGTTTCATTTGTTAAATCGTCCATACCATATTCTTCTTCCATTTCAGGATTGTAATAATCTTCTTCTTCCATTTCAGGATTGTCATCGTCTTCTTCTTCCATTTCAGGATTGTCATCGTCTTCATCTAATGTGATTTCATAAACAACTTCTTCATCGTCAAAATCTTCAACATCTGAAGGTTCAACATCAGATACGTCACCGTTGTCAGAGAAAATAGCATTAATAACGTCATCAACCGATTCG